GTTCAAATAGTTTAGCTTTATCTATTTGAGCTTCTGGTATATAATTAAATACTTCATTCCTACTATCTAATGAAGCAACTCTTTTTGCCGTATCATCTAACAAAGGATTATATGTACCACGTGCTTTCTGATCAGCGGCCATGGCCAATGCCTGCCTATAACCAGCTGCAGATTGCTCTATTCTGCGTATATCATCTGAGACAGACAATCTCTTTATTTTAGTAGAATACTTGGCCCATTCAACAGGATTACTTAAATCAATTGACATAGCCTCCTCTGCTAATTGCTGTATCTGAGGAAGAAATTCATTCTTAACCCTACTTTCATCTATAGACCCTGGAGCATAATCAATCATTGAAGCTTCATCTATATATTTAGAAGCCATATCCTGTTTACGCTCAAGGTCTCCCTGACGTTTCATACCAAGAGCAGTAATCTGATCTAATGGTAGAGGAACGAATGTATTAAAATAATTACTCTCAGCTGGAGAGTCATAGCGATTCAGTTTAGCCATAGTTATCTTTTTTTATTATAAGACCTTAAATCATCTATACCCATCCATTGATTAAAGAAAGGATTAACCCTCTGTAATACATCTAAATAAGCATTCTGTGAATTCATTTGATTCTGCATCTGCATCTGGTTGAGAGCATAACTTTGTAGACCACTTGCAGCAGACGCACCAAAATTACGTTTAGCCGCCATGTTACGAGCGTTTATATCATCGCTCATCATAAGACCTCTTGCATTCATATTACCAAGGTGCATATCCATTTCGGCTTGTTCACCAAGATATTGATTATCCATGTTGTTCTTTTGCGAATATGCAGCAGCATCAGCACCATATCTTGCATTAAGACCTCCCATTAGGTTTGATAATAATCTTGACCTATCGCCACCAGATGCACTAGCAGCATTACGATTATATACAGCATTTGCAGTTCTATTGCCTGCTAATATAGGATCTATATTAAAACGCCTATCGTTCATTCTAGAACGTATCTGGTTTGTATAAGGATTAAAATACCTATTGCGTTCAACCTTTTCTGGCTTGCTAAACAAAGCATGTCCCAAATTGTATATATCTGGAGCAAGAGCCAATGCTTGCATACCTATACCACCCCAATCTGGACCTTCTGAATCAGGATTAACAACACCCGGTGTTTTAGCAATATTTTGTCCTACTGCCGCTTTACTGGCATCTGTAACAGGATTAAACCCTGTAGTACCATATTGGTTTAAAGATGGAACGGCTGGATTTAAATTCATAGGATTACCTAAAATATTTGTATCTCTAAAAGAAGAATTATCAAACCCAGCAGTTTTTAATCCGTATGCTGTAGGATTACTTTGAGATGTTCCCGATTTAGCAACACCTGACATAAATTCTGAATATCTAGAAAATTGAGGTATTTGAAAATTCGCTATATTGTTGATCCCCTCGGGCCAAACATTGCCCTCAGAACCAAATCCACTATAACCTAAATTATATTGTGGAGTTTTGCCACCACCCCAATACTTACCTGGTACACTACCACCTTTAGACATCTTCATAGCTTCTTGCTTACCAAACAAATCAAAGGTCATCTTTAATGAGTTCTGTTTATTTAAGCCAGCTGTCTTCTTATTTAAGAAAGTAGATCCAGGATTCTTTAATGCTTTCTCTGCTTTGTCAGAAATCTTCTTATAAGATAACTGCTCCTGAGCAAATGTTTTATTTTTACTGAATTTTAATTTATCGCTGAATATCATAGTACCTGGATCAAAGTATTTAAAATTATCACCTGTAGTATTGGCATGGGATGGTAAGCTAAACTCACGCATCATACCGTCAGGAGACACTGCTGTTTCACCCTTTTCAATTTCTGCATTTATACCAACTCTACCACCATATGCCATCATCTGTGTAAAGGGATTTTGATTACCACCCATCATCATGGTATTAAATGAATTGGTAGCATTTGCTACTTTCTGCTGAGATAGTTTTAATTGTTCTTCTCTATTGCCTTGTACTTCCCCAAAGGCCCCTTTAAGGAATGCACCAGCTCCACCAATAACAGCACCAACTGGCCCACCTAATAATGCGCCTGTGCCAGCACCAGCAGCAGTATCAGCTAATACACCACCCCATGAATATTCTGGTACTAAGCCACCATCTTCGTGTTTCCACTTTTTAGCATTTATAGCAAATTGTTTCTTCTTCTTAATAGCAGAGCTATCAGTAGATTTAATTTTAAGTTTGCTGGCAGGGATCTTTTTACCCTGTGGCACACCTAGGTGTGTATGTAAACTCCCCTGTTTAGATTTTTTAATTTTTATACTCATTTTATCTATAAGAATTTCTATATGTAACACCTAAGTTTTCAATAATAACCCTATATGAGTTAGTATTATTTGTAGAATATTTTGTATCAATTTCACATATAAGGTATTTATCCCTCATACGTTCTGGATACGAAGTACCATCTCCACTAAGATCTTCTATAGAGGGATGGAGGTACTGTGCATTATATAATGCCTCAACGTCATTCCTTGGCACAATAGTTTGCCAAGTTCTTTCACGACGCTCTAAATTTGTTTTATAAGTTAATATATGATTACCTGTAGTTTGATAATCATTGTAGAACAATACACTGTGAATAGGACTAAGCTCATTATCAAATGTTTCATTAATATCACGCTTATATGTATCTAAAACATTTGTACATAACTTAATGTCACCATTGTAAAACATATTATCAAACACCTTTGTATTTAAATAGTATGGATTAAATACAGTCCTAAGCTTTGACCTATGTCTACCCAATGCGTCATTATAATATAACCCATAGAAGTTATTCCTAGCTTGTATAGTGTCATCTACATTATGTACAAACAATAAGTTTGATGGATAAGGAGATGTTATATATAACGGATTGTGTGTTGTTGCTGATAAAAATGTATTATTATACGGAATGTATATATATGGTTTAAATGTATATTCTGATGTGAAGCAATCCATTGTCTCACTAAAACATAACGTAAAGGGTCTATTTAAGGATACTTCTGTTATACCAGGATTTGATATAACACCATCTACATAGTTAGCTAAAGTAAATAACACCTCGTTATTTGTTTTATCTTGTACAGACATGTATTTAGGCCATGTAGCAATATCAGCGTCTATAGTAAATAAGGACTTAACTTCTTTTTGTAATGCTAAGTCGGCTAATGATTCAGCAAACCTATTAATAGATAAGTTACGCCTGTCTACCCAATATACACCAGCCACACCACCTACAACAGAGAACTTATCTTCGCAACCTTTCTGTGTGGATATGTAGTCAAACCTATCAAGTACACCACCTGTGCCTAATGATAATTTAGCAGAATTATTATCTTGTATTAAAGATCTATCGTTTACTGCTAATACACCAAATGCCTCATCCTGCCAAAAGTATAAAGATTGCCCATACTCAAGCATTGCATTTAAAGGACCATATCTACTATCTACATCTATCGTTTCGTTAACACCAAACCTTGTCCAAGAATCGACATATTCGCCATTAATCTTGACATTTGAAGCCCTAACTTGTGTATCAAATACAGTTTCATTACTACGAGTAGTATCAATAGATATCCTAGATGCTATAAGTGGTTGCTGTGAATATACAGTATTATACTTATACATATCATCTGTTTGATTATATACTACTAAGTCAGGAACATTATTTGTATACATGTGTACCCCTAATTCTTCCTGCATAAGATATGAATTAACAGCACCATATTGTTTATGCATTTGATACGCACCAACCCTTAAGTTACAATTTATAGATGATTCTAATGGTATGTATACCGATTCGTTTTTAGAATAAAAACTAGTATTACCTTCTGCTACAGTAACATCATATAATAATGTAGCTACATCAAAGTATGTTATAAATGTATCACCATACTCACAATCATATGTAGTATTTTCTACATATATAATATCTGAACATGGCACCATACTATTGAATTGTCTATTCTCATATGTTAATCCACCATATTGGGATGTCCAACAATTGTTTTTATAATTAACAACAGCCAATGTTTTATCTTCAGCTGACCATGAATTGTTGGAATACTTTACAACTAAACCAGTAGAACCTTTGGCATTAATATAGGTAGAATCATTATAATTATAGAAAGATGTGCCACCAACACTAAATGCTGTAGGATCGTCATCTATTGGTATAACAGATACGATATCATTTATATCAGTACGATCATTACTACTTATAGCAGATTGAGGATTGTTATATACACATTTAACTATTCTCCTATTATAACCATTAGTCATTGCACCTACTGTAATACCACTAAATCTTGTAACATATTCAAGATAGTCATTACCAGATTTGCTTATATTTTTAGTTATATTTATTTCAGGAGATACTAGTTTAATCAAATTTTCATTATCACTAGTATATGGATCTAGATTGTCTGTAGCAGTTGCTAAATACCAACCATTATCTACATATTCAAAAGGATATGCCAAACACTGTGTAACAACTTGTTTATCTTCTTTACCTCTTATAACCCTATAAACTTGTGCAGAAACCGCATCAGTTGGCCATGCACCTTCCCTTATACTTATAGTTGGATATATACGCCTAGCAATTGTAGTAGTGGCGTCTAATACATCTGTTAATATGCCATATGGTTCATCCCTTAAAACAGGAAACCTTAAATCTGTAATCCATTTTGGATCTGTATCCTGACCTCGCTTATTCTTAAATATAATAAACAGTCTATATACTTCGTCTCTCTGCCAGCTTAACTTACCAAGATTTAGCGGACTTGAATAATTTTTATACGAAGCGTTTGCCTCTGTACCAACATAATAAGTTTGACCAGTTGAAGCTACTTCGTCTATAACAAAATCAGCGTAATCAAACCCTATAGTAATATTAGGACCCTCGGCTCCTAATGTGCCCCCATCAGACTGATATATATAACCTTCTTCTACATCAAAATCATTATCGGGGTTATTATATCCATTAATACCATCATGGTCCTCATAGTAACTAAACCAACCCGCAGCATTCCAACTTGCTATACTTGTATTATCTACTGGGGGTACAATTGAATTTGTACCATAACCATGTGTTATATCATATGGTTTAGCTACAGTTATATTAGGACTTGTAGATTCATAATAATATTCAAATGTAGAACCACCTATTGTGGTATTATTTAACCTAGCTGATAAAATTACATCTGGCGTATGCTCAAATA